AATTAACCGCTCCTGAGATTCAAACTGGCCCCTTGCTGGCCATCGTCACCTCAATGCTCGGAGTCGCCGGGCTTAGAAGTTTCGAGAAGAGCAAAGGACTAACCAAATAGGAGGTTATTATGGTTGGAAAAGTGACTACTAGAGGACAAGGTGTTGTTATGCCTGGTCGTAAAACCGTTACTACCACTTATGCCAAGGGTGGAAAAGTAGGAAAGAAAAAACAAGGCTACAAAGCTAGAAAAGATGAATCAATTGCTATGCGCGTTAAAAAGAAACGTACAAAGAAACAACTGAAAGCAAGCAGAGATGAGTCTTATGGCAAATGGGGCCGCGGCAAGGGCAAAGGAAGAATAAATAAGTAATGAAAATCGTGGTCAATAATGGCTAGTACAATTTCAAATGTTACCTTAAACGTACAAGTGACGGAAGCGGTGGTGCTCAACAATGAGGATCATGGCTCAACAAATTCAGTTGCTATCACTGGCGTTAATGAAGTGTCAAAGCGTATTATGAGTTTAACGGCAAATACTGATATTACGTTGGCCACATTTTCAACTGTTCCTGCTGCAGGACAATTTATAACATCGAGTGTTAAATATGTTCGTATTACAAACTTGGATGATGCAAACTCTGTTAATATTAACTTAGGGGGTGCAGCCGAGAATGTATGGATATATCTGGACTGGGGAAGATCTTTAATTCTTTCACAGCCATCAAGTGCTATCGATGCTGTGGCGAGTGGAACCGTAGCGACGGCTTCATTAGCTGATGTAACAACAATTACCGGTAATACCGCAAATGCTTCAAATACGATTGATGTGGAGGTCTTTATTGCTTCTAGTTAATGGCTTATCCTAAAAAGCATAAGGGACGCCGTAAAATTGGATCAAAAAAACGTCGCAATCGAAGACGTATTCGTTTGGGATTGCGTGTGAGAAAGAGGAACAAATAATGGATGCTATACAATTAGCAGAATTAATTTATCGCGCTATTAGAAATAAAAAAGAACATATTAGTGAAATTACGATGCAAGGGGTTGAAGACTTCCCAAAATATAAGTATATGGTGGGACAGCTTCATGGTCTTGAAGGATTGGAGCAAGATATTAGAGATATATTAAAAAGAGAGGAAGACAGTGAATAAATTAATTGTGCCAGAACATGTGGCTATTGCACGTGAAAAGAAAAAACAGGAAAAGAAAAACCAGGAAAGGGAGATAGAAAAAATACCAGCTCCCACGGGATGGAGAATTGTAATTCTACCTCATAAAGGTGTTGAAAAAACCAAAGGAGGTGTGATACTATCCGATCAGCTTATTCAAGAACAACAATGGACCACAAATGTTGGATTAGTTTTAAAATTAGGTCCTATGGCGTACCAGGATAAGAAAAAATTTCCATCTGGTCCTTGGTGTAAGGAACAGGATTGGGTAATCTTTGCCAGATATGCTGGCTCAAGATTAAAAATTGACGGCGGTGAACTTCGCATTCTTAATGATGATGAAATTCTCGGCGTTGTAAAAAGTCCAGAGGATATCTTAAATGCATCTCTGCACTCATAATCATAGAGGAGTATAACTATGCCAGAACCACAACAAACCGTAGCTACTAACGTTGACAAACCTATTGTTGATATTGATACATCAGGTCCTTCCGTGAATGTTAAACTTGATGAGAAAAAAGAAGAGAGTGACGTGGAAGTAGAAGAAAAAACAACCGAAGAGGTTGTTGAAACTAAATCCGATGAACTAGATAAAGTTAGTGAAAGTGTTCAAAAAAGAATTGATCGTTTAACTTGGAAAGTGCGTGAAGCCGAAAGGCGAGAAAAAGCAGCTACGGATTATGCTAAATCTGTTCAAGTTAAACTTAAAGAGAATGAAAATAAATTAACAAAACTCGATGATGGATATACACATGAATTTAAAAATCGCGTTGAGTCTCAAATTCTTACAGCTAAAGATAAATTAAAATTAGCTATTAATGCAGGAGATGCTGATAAACAGGCAGAAGCTCAAGCAATTTTAGCCAGATTAGCGGTGGATCAACAACAATTAGAAAAATTTGAATCTAAAAAACCTAAACCTTCTGCAGCAGGAACACCGGTAGCACAACCTGCCGCAGCTCCACCTGTAGCACCGACTCCAGCTCCGCCTGATCCAAAGGCACAAGCATGGGCACAAAAAAATACATGGTTTGGGAAAGATGATGCAATGACCTATACGGCCTATGCATTACATAAGAAGCTGACAGAACAAGAAGGATTTGACCCGAGCAGCGATGAGTACTATAATGAAATTGATAATCGAATTAAAAAAGATTTTCCCCATAAATTTGGGGATAACACACCCAGTAGCGACAGACCCGTCCAGGCTGTTGCATCTGCATCCCGAACATCAAGCAAATCTGGGCGCAAAACCGTAAAGTTATCACCGAGCCAAGTTGCAATTGCGAAGAAACTCGGAGTACCTTTACAAGAGTATGCCAAATACGTGAAGGAGTAGGCTATGACAAAAATTAAAAAAAAATCTTCTGTTAAAAAAACTTTAGCAGATATAGAGATTGAAGAAGACATTGTTGTTGACAAGACTCCCCGCAATGCCAATTTACGCGAAAAGGAAACTAGACCCGTAGAATGGCGACCACCAAATAATTTGGAAGCACCTCCTGCGCCTGACGGCTTTAAACATCGTTGGCTAAGGGCTAGTGCCAGGGGATATGAAGATAATCAAAATATTATCAGTCGGTTGCGACAGGGCTACGCTCTCGTTCGCGCGGACGAATATCCAGATTGGGACCTTCCCACTCAAGAAGATGGGAAACATGCAGGTGTTATCGGACAAGGTGGATTATTGCTTGCTCGTGTTCCTTTGGAAGTAGTGCAGTCGCGAAATACATATTTTCATCGACAAACTTCGGACCAAATGGAATCTGTGGATAGAGATCTATTCAAAGAAGAGCATAAAAGCATGCCGATCCATAAGGAAAGGCAAAGTCGTGTAACTTTTGGGGGATCTAGGGGAAAGAATGAGTCTGGAACGTAGAGAACTCAAATCATTATAGGAGTAGCTTATGGCTAATATAGACGCCCCTTTTGGGCTGCGACCAGCGAAAACGCTAGGTGCAGCTTACAATACGTCGGGCTTCAGCACCTATAAAATGGCGACCGATGAAGGCAATAATATCTTTACAGGCAGTCTTGTGGTTTTGGCCGCGAACGGAATGGTTACAATAGCAGTAGATAATTCAACTGCTAACATTCTAGGTGTTTGTGGAGGATTTTATTACGATAATGCGTCAGGAGAACCAACTTTTGGTAGATACTGGCCTACTGGTACTGAAACGTATAATGAAACAGATGTAGAAGTGAAAGTCTATGACGATCCTAATACTTTGTTTGAATGCCAATCAGTAGCGGGAACCACCGGTCAAACCGTTATAGGAGCAAACGCTAATGCTTCAGGAAATGCAAACGGAAATACGACTTCAGGATTAAGTTCATGCAAGATTGATGCACCAAATAATGCAACAACTGCTGAACAGTTAAGAATTGTGGCTGTAACCGCTGATGTCGACAATAAGGATTTATCGTCTAACAACGTTAACCTTGTTGTACGTATCAACGAACACGCATATACAACCTTAACAGGAATATAATAGGAGTATAAGATATGGCTATATCAAGATCGCAGCTCGTCAAAGAGCTGGAGCCAGGTTTAAATGCCCTATTTGGCCTGGAGTACGAACGATACGACCGTGAGCATGAGGAGATCTACTCAATTGAATCATCAGACCGTGCATTCGAAGAAGAAGTAATGTTAGTTGGTTTTGGTAGTGCTGGTGTAAAACCAGAAGGCAGCTCGATCGCTTATGATCAAGCGCAAGAGGCTTTCACTGCACGCTATACCAACGAAACTGTTGCTTTAGCTTTCGCAATTACGGAAGAGGCAATTGAGGACAACTTGTACGACAGGCTTTCAGCCCGTTATACAAGAGCTCTCGCTCGTTCCATGGCAAACACAAAACAAGTTAAAAGTGCAGCAACTTTAAACAACGCATTTAGCGCCAGTTATCTTGGTGGTGACGGTTCTATGCTTTGTACTACTAACCATGCGACAACGCAGGGTGGTACATGGGCAAACAGACCAACTACTGATGCTGACTTGAATGAATCATCTTTAGAAACGGGACTCATTGATGTCGCCGGGTTTATTGATGAAAGAGGTTTAAAAGTAGCAGCAAAAGGAAGAAAATTAGTAATTCCTGTCAACACGCAATTTATTGCGGACAGAGTTCTAAATTCTCCTTTGCGTAGCGGTACTGCCGATAACGATATCAATGCTATGAAAAACATGGGCATGATCCCTGAAGGCTATGTGGTGAATCACTACATAACTGACACGGATGCTTGGTATTTATTAACGGATGTACCAAACGGACTTAAAATGTTCGTTAGAGCGCCAATCGCAACCTCTATGGAAGGTGACTTCGATACAGGAAACGTTAGATACAAAGCGAGAGAAAGATACAGTTTCGGCTGGTCTGATCCTCGTGGTATTTACGGTACGCAAGGTGCTTAAGCTTTCGCTTAATTAACAGCTTAAAGGGCGCTTTACAGAGCGCCCTTTTTAATTTATAAATTTATTAACCTAGTAATTAATTTAGTTGCGCGGACTGGCTAGGCAGACGGTATAGAGACGGCGTAGCGATAATGGTCTATATGACCAAAGGAGAATATTATGGCATCAACAACATTTAATGGGCCAGTACGATCGGGAAAGGGTTTTCAAGTAGCAATTAAAAACACTTCCACTGGAGCATATACAACTCGATATAGTTCAGTTAAACCAGATTTAACTGGCTTATCTTTATCTGATGTAGCGACCGCAACAAGCGTAACGCTCGCTGTCGATACTATTTCATACATGAATTACACAGGATTAGCCGCAGCTACTTGTACACTACCAGCAGCAGCGCAAGGTGCAATTGTAGTTTATGTTCAAGCTAAAGATACAGAAGGTGGAACAGCAAAACTTATCTTTGATTGTGCGGGTTCAGATGTTTTTAAAACCGGTTCAATAATTGAAAGCAGAGCTGCTTCGGAGGCTTCTTTTGATGCTTCCATCGCTAATGAAACTTCATTAGAATATACACCTGCAGATGTAGCAACAAACCTTTTTACTACTGGAAGTAAAATTTACTTTGTATGTTTTGAAAAGGGAACTTGGACTATCGCTTATGATTTTGCAAGTGACGCGTTAGCAGTAACTGGTGCTTTTGCTTTTGCATCGTAATAATTATAAAGGAAAAACATTATGACAACTTTAGTTCTAGCAAAAAATGCTACTGCTGGAAATAATAACACCGTAATTAGCGCAAAGCGTGGAAGGCTTCGAGGGTATGACGCGGCGGCAGACGCCGCTCAGACAACCATCGCCTTTCACGATTGTGCAACCACTGGCGCTATCGCCGGTGGTAATAAAATTATGGATCTTGTTATTCCTGGTGGTGCTAATGCTAATACCTATATTCCAGCGGATGGAGTATTATTTAAAACGGGACTTACCGTAGATGCTGATGCGGAAACAGCAGGCTGCGTAGT